AGGCGACTCAGAGACAGTTGATTCAAGAAGATTCTGGGGTATTCAATTTGAAAGAATTGATACACAACTTCAACCAAACGCAGGAGCACGCGGAAAACTAATTGATAACTTTGTAAAATTTGCAGGAATTTCAAAACTTGACATGTTAACAACTGGTTCAAGCGCTGGTGTCTTCTGTAATAATAGATTCACATTGTCACGTGTTGCTCTCTACAATCAGCTAGTAGATGGTGGAAATCTTGATACAACAATTACAGCAAATATAACAGGAACAGTAAATCAACACATGCTTGAAGCAGCATACATTAGAAACGGCGTTCCAAATGTAACAAACTATACAATTAATGATGCAACACTTGGTGCTAATAGAATGACATTTGCATCTCTACTTGTAGCAGATGACGCAACACCATTTAATAGATTTACAGATTTTATGAAATTTACAAATGTATTTTATGGCGGATTTGATGGAACAAATATTCTTGATGCTGATATGTCAGCTCTCAATGATAAAGCAACATCATCAGAAGTTGGTGGAAAAGCAACAGGAACATATAATATTGGCTTGACAACAAGCGCAAACGTATTTGGTTCTGCTGCATCAAACTCTGCTGTTAGTTCTTATAAATCAGCTGTCGATATACTCACAAGTAAGGTAACATCTCGTATTAATACACTTACAATTCCAGGAATTAGAGATTCATCAATCACAGATTATGCGGCTACAAAAGTTAAAGATTATTCACTTGCATTCTACATAATGGATATACCTGCATACAATGATGATGATACTCGTATATTTGATACAGTTACACAACCAGACGTTACAAAAACAATTAATTCATTCTCTGGAAGAAGTATAAACAATAGATATACTGGAACATATTTTCCAGACGTAACTATCACAACTGATACGAAAAGTGGAACACGTCGTGTTAGAGTTCCAGCATCTGTTGTTGCTCTTGGCGCTCTTGCACAAAATGATGCATTAAGCTATCCCTGGTATGCACCTGCCGGATTTAATAGAGCATCTCTATCAAATGTCACAGGACTTGCAACGCGATTAACTAGCAATGATAGAGATGAACTTTATGATGCTCGTATAAATCCAATTACGACATTTCCAGGTGCAGGTTTTGTTATCTTCGGACAAAAAGATTTGCAAATTTCCAAATCAGCGCTAGATAGAGTTAATGTTATTCGTCTAGTTATTGAACTTTCACGTAGAATTTCAAAAATTGGCTTACGTTACGTATTTGAACTTAACAATGTAGATACACGAACAAGATTCTCATCTGATATTAAAAATGAATTAATTGCAGTGCAAACACAAAGCGGCATTGAAGGATTCAGAGTAGTCATGAATGAGACAAATAACACAGCAATAAGCATTGACGAAAATAAATTAAATGGCAGAATCACAATAGTGCCAACAAGAGCAGTTGAATATATTGCTATTGATTTCATTATAACAAATTCTGGCGTAGAGTTTGTTTAAGCCTAATTAAAATAGAGGAAATATACGATGGGTAGTGCAAAAGTTTCAATATCAGTCATAGATCAATCGCAACCGGTAGCTGCTTCATCAACTAGCATACCTGCTGGAGTCATTGGAACAGCAGATTTTGGTCCAGCATATGTTCCAGTCAATTTCAGCGTCTATCAAGGACAATTTACTGAGATTTTCGGTACAGCTGCAGGCGGTGCTCATCTTGGTCCAATTGCCGTAAATGAGTGGTTAAAAGGCGCTGATAATGTAACATATGTAAGAATTCTTGGAATAGGTGATGGAAAACGTAGAAGTTCATCAACTGGACAAGTAACAAATGCAGGATTTGTTGCAGGAGAGCAACAAGTTCAATCATCTGGTCTCATTGGAACAAATCAATATGCTACTCTTGTTGGCGGTGCAACAGGTAGAACTTATTTTCTTGGAACATTCATGTCAGAGTCTGCTGGCTCTACGATATTTTCCAGCGCAGGATATCAAGTTTCTGGTGAGAACAAGGCTATTCCCATTGTTAGAGGAATTATTCTTGCAGCTTCTGGTGTTAGTTTAACACTATCTGGAAATTATAACTCATCAAATGCACCTTCATCAACATCAACAGCACCAAACGGTGGAATAACTGGATCAGTTTCAATATCTGATTCTAAATTTACGATTCTACTTAATGGCTTTATTGAAAATGATAAGTATACAAAATCAATTACATCATCATTTGATTTTGATGCAGACAATCATGTAAGTAATATTCTAAATAGAGATTTAGATAAGCTTGAGCAGGCAGGTCATTGCTTGTACTCATGGTATTCTGTTCCAACGACACTGGCGGCAATTACTGGATCTGGTATATTTACAGCCCCAACTACAAAAGGTGATATAACAAAGCATGATACTGCTTTTATAACAACTGGGAGTCTTGCAAGAGATACAAGTAATGCATCTGTACCAAACTTTGAAAACTTTAGAGAACGTTATACAACACCAAAAACACCCTTCATTGTATCACAAGGATTTGGCGGTTCTAAATATCCGCTATTTAGATTTCATACACTTGATGACGGTGCAGTTGCAAACAGCGCCTATAGAATTGCTGTCAGCAATATTACTCCATCATCTGATGATAATTATGACTTTGGCACATTTAGTATAAGTGTATATGATATAAGCCCAACCATTGCAAATCTTTCATCACGTCTTGAATCAGAGTCAAAAGCATTAGCAACATTTTCTGGCTTGACACTTGATCCGTCGAGTCCAAAATATATTGCTTCTGCAATCGGTGATCAACATACATACTTTGATTTTGATCGTGCAGAATCTTCACAAAAAATAGTTATTGAGGGTGATTATCCTGTTACAAATAACTACATAAGAGTTGAACTTTCAAGTGATTTAATTGCAGGAAACGTACCTGATAATGCACTGCCAATGGGTTTTCGCGGTTATGGCTCGTTAAATACATCAGGAAGTGTTACATCATTACCCTCTACGAACTCTGAGGTTGTATCTGGTCAATCTGATGCTATTGCAAGAGCAAGAATTCCCCCAGTTCCATACAAAACAACAGTCACACAAGGTGGCAATTTAGAAGAATATATTACATGGGGAACACATCTAGAGACACAAACATTAGATAATCCAAATGCAGGCGTTTTTGATGAATCAATATACAATTTTTCAACATTCTTTCCATCATTTCATCCAACAAATGCAAACTTTTTAGTTGAAAATAGCACAACTGCTGATACATTTGCAAATAATTTATTCACACTTGAGAATGTAAAAGTATACACAGCATCAAGCACATACGCAGATCCAGATCTTTGGAATAGCGCTTCTTATATTAGACAAGGTAATATTACAGCTGATGCAGCAACAAAAACACGTGCTTTTTCTGTAGCAGATCTTGAAAATAATTCTGCATCAAGTGCAATAAAGTATGCAAAATTCTCTTTGCTAACACAAGGTGGATTTGATGGCGTCAATATTTTCAATGCAGACAAGCGTAATCTTGAAAATGATGTAGTTCGCAGAGAAATTGTTGATTCAACAAATCAGGGTGGAGCAACATCAGGACCAACTGTCGTAGCATATAAGAAAGCTATAGATATTATGGGAAGCAAAGCTGATACAGATATTCAAATTCTTACAATTCCAGGAATTCGTCATCCAACAATATCAAATTATGCGCTTTCTGCAATTGAAAATAGATTTGATGCAATGTACATAATGGACATAGAAGAATACAATCAATATAATGTTGTCATTACAGGATCTGATAGTGCAAACATTGGATACACAGCAACAGCATTTGATGCAAGAAGTTTAAATAGTTCATTCGGTGCTGCATACTTCCCAGACGTTACAATTCTAGATCCAGATGATGGAATATCACAAATATCTGTGCCGCCAAGCGTTGCAGTGCTTGGTGCATATGCATCAAATGACTCAATTGGATCTCCGTGGACAGCCCCAGCAGGAACAACAAGAGGAACACTTGGAAGCGTAATTGATGTTAATATTACACTAGAAGAAACAAATCTTGATACGCTTTATGACGTCAATATCAATCCAATTGCTAAATTTGCTTCAATAGGACCAGTTGTTTGGGGACAAAAGACGTTGCTAAGAAGATCATCTGCGTTAGACAGAGTCAATGTTAGACGTTTGCTGATTTATCTTCGTCGCAAAGTTAGACTTGTTGCAAACAAGCTTCTTTTTGAGCCAAATACAAAAGCGACACTAGATAAATTTAATTCACTTGTAGCACCAATTCTAACAGATGTAAAAAATCGTGGCGGTGTTGAACGTTATAAAGTTCAAATTGACACAACAACAACGACACAAGCTGATATTGAAAATAATACCATACGTGGAAAAATATTCATACAGCCAACAAAAGCAGCAGAATTTATATCTATTGACTTTGTCGTTGCAGGAAGAACAACATCATTAGAATAAGAGTTAAGTAAGTTGTAGCATCATTATAAGATTTGAACAACCGTAGATCTTTTTGACACCAGCTGCATTTGCAACTTGTGATTCTGTTAAATTTTGTTTGCTATTTGCGCGATAAGTAAATCGATCAAATCTGCTGACATCATCTGTCCACCACCAGCGTGGAATTGTCTTGTCTGTTAGCACAAATCCAGATGAAATATATCCTTTTCCATTTCCAAGGCGTGTATCAACATATGTCATGATTGAAGTATAATTTTTATTTATTGCCCAATTTTTAACTGATTTAAATAACTTACTTAATCCTCCACGAACTGATGTGTTTAATAATGATGCATGTCTTGCAACTTCTATCATTCCGTTATACTTTTTGTTTCTAGGGACGCGAATAGACAAACATGAAACAAGATTATTATTTTTATCAAATAAACCAAATGCTCTTATTGCACGTGTATCGCCGTCTATATGACATTGATTAAAAAAATCTCTTCGTTCTTTTGTTGAGACTTCTTTTATATGACATTCTCTTGCATTAATTTTTGTTCTAGCAACACCTAACTTATATGAAATTATTGATTTAACAATTTCTTTTTTATCACGCCACTCATCTTCAAATATGTGTAATAATTGTATATCGTTTCGATTGCAAAGGCGCGTCTTTTTTTCATGATAATTTTTATCTTTAAAAAACTCGCTATGAAAATAAAGACCATTATATTCTAATCCTATGTTTTTATCATGCACAAAAATATCAATTTCATAAGGATGAATGACTGTTCTATCAGATAAAGTTGTCGATATCTTAAGAGATTTAATGAAATTCCAAATAGCAATTTGATCATTTGAACCATTTGGATTGCATACATAACATCTATTTGTAAGCGCTGATGCTACGCTTCTAACACATACATCACTACAAATTTTACACTTAAATGTAAGATTAGCATGCTTGTCACGTGTGTATTGATCAAGATTTGATAATAGTTCTAAATTTGGAGCGCTTTTAATTAAGCGATCGATGATTTCATCTTTTGATAATCTTTGTGTTTCTAGCCGTTTAGTTATAGATTGTTTAAGTTTTAATGACACCTTCAGTGAGTTTGACATTTTTATCAATCTATCGTCTGTATCTTTAGTTTTACCCTTGTGCCATGCAACAAGATCACCAGCAACAAATTTTAAATGCATATTGTCGCCCTGATCTTTTAATATTTGTGATGTCGCTTTTGTTAGCCCTTTTGACCATGCATGCAGCTGACCTGCGCCTGACATTTCTTTAAGTGCTGAACGTGATAATTCTGTTCTGCGTAAGATGCGTTCATCAGTTTCTTTTGTTAAGCCACGCGCCCATCCTGCCTGTCCAATTTGTTTCTTGCGTCTAGCATTTTTTATTTCTATTACACGTTCATGTGAGTAAATTTTATCAAGATACCCATTGTGACCTTTTATAAAAGATGAATATCCATTCTTCCATGTCCAAGTTGTTTCAGATCCGCAACCACACTTACATAAGCCTACAGCGCCATTGCAATAAACATGTGTATATGCGTCTTTTAGATTTAAAAAATTATGTGAATTAATTACGTGCACAGAAAGATTAGTAAGGCGCCCAGATGAATAATCGCAGACAGGACATTTTTTTTGCATAAATACACCCGTTATATCATATAGTTATGTATTCATATTTTTTCATTAAAAACTTAAAAATATCATATATAGATTTGTAACACTTGTTTTAGGAGTATCAAATGGCAGAGACACTTTCAGTAACAGACATGCTACCAAATAAATTCGAACCAAAGCGTAAACACCGCTGGATTTTTGGCATTGAAGGAATTGATTCATTTATTATTAAAACTGCATCACGTCCAACTTTTACAATGACAGATAAGAAAATTCCCTGGATGAATACACAGAGATATATTTCTGGAAAACTAGAGTTTGGAACAATTGGAGTTACTCTTCATGATCCAATTGCGCCATCTGGGGCACAACAAGTCATGGAGTGGATTC